CGTTTTCTACTTTTGCAAAATGACTCATTGTGTTCCTCAGAATGTGATTGAACCTGAAGAAGTCCATTTATAAATGCGATACCCACCAGTCACAGTAATTGTTGGTGAACCTGTGGTTGAAATTGCCGCATCGTATGTATCAGCATAGCGAATGATTACAACTCCTGATCCACCATTTCCAGCATCTGCTCCTGATGATCCATACGCACCACCACCGCCACCAGTATTTGCTGAACCATCTGAATACCCTGAACCATTTACACCGCCACTACCACCTCCACCTGAACCTGCATTGCCAGCAGTTCCGCTAGATGTAGCTCCACCACCACCTCCAGCATAAGTTATGGATGAAGTAGTAATAGAAGAAGAAGTTCCATTTCCACCATTACCAGCTTTACCACTTGCGGCATTTGATCCTGTTGCTCCTGCGCCTCCACCTCCCCCGCCAAGAGGTACTGAAATAAATGCGCCATTACCACCAGCGTTACCTTGACCAGAAGTTCCAGAACCACCAGCGGCACTATAACCGCCACCACCACCAGAACCACCACTATTACCCGCTCCTCCAGATTGACCACCAGCGCCACCACCAGTGCTGGTTATAGAACTAAACACAGAATTAGCCCCATTTGTAGGCGTATATACCCCAGAACCACCCGCACCAACAGTTACAGTAATTGCTGAACCTGATGCAACAGAAAACCCTGATGCCGTTCTAAATCCACCAGCGCCACCACCACCAAACGGGCCACCACCACCACCACCAGCAACAACAAGATATTCAACAGTTGGTGTTTTAGAGATAAAACTGCGCAGATTTTGAAAAACTGATTGTAGTGCGCCACTCATGTCAAACCACTCCCTGAAATAATCCAAGTTGTTGTGCCAATTTTTAAAGCAGTTGCTGAACCATATTGAGCCAAACTTCGTGATCCTGTTGTTCCAGCAGCGGATAGATACATTGTGTCAGTAGTAATTGCAATTGTTACTACTTGACTTGTCATGTTTACAAATGTGATTGCTGTTCCTATTGGATAAGCAACAGAACTGTTAGCAGGAATAGTAAAAGTTCTTGCATTTGCATCAGTTGATGGATGCAAAATGTGTTTTCCAGCATCTGATAAAACTAACGTGTAAGCAGCAGATTGACTATTTTGTGGAATATTTTTAAATCCAACTTCATTTGTTCCGTCTACTGTACAATTACTTAATGTTCCACTTGATGGTGTGCCAAGTATAGGAGTTGTAAGTGTTGGAGATGTCAGAGTTTTGTTAGTCAGAGTCTGTGTATCTGTCGTTCCTACAACAGTTCCTGAAGGAGCAGTAGTACTAGCCCAAGTAGTCAATGTGGCACTATAAGCCTGAACATTTGACCCAATCGCAACACCAAGATTAGTCCTTGCGGTGGAAGCATTGGCAAGATCAGACAAGTTATTACTTGCAGTCAAGAATCCTGCAGAAGTAAATGCTGCCTGTGTCCATGCACTACCAGACCAAACATACAGTTGGCTAACAGTTGAATTCCAGTACAAAGCACCAGTCAACAAAGCATTACCATCGTTGTCCACAGAAGGAGCAGATGTCTTGCTTCCTAAATAGCGGTCATCAAACGAGTCGTAAGAAGCTGCAGCTGCTGTTGCACTAGAAGCCGCATTTGTTTCGCTTGTAGAGGCGTTTGAGGCACTTGTAGCCGCATTGGAGGCAGATGTAGCGGCAGCAGAAGCACTTGTAGCCGCAGACGTTGTTGAACCAAAGATTGAATCTATTTCAGTTTTGGTATAAGCATTTGTAATGTTGTAACCAGAGAGGGTTGTAGGATTTGTTCCTGCAGTAGCACGACCATAAACATCAAAAGTTACAGACTGGTATGTGCCAGCAGTAATTCCAGATGTAGCCAAGTCAATGTTGTCCGAATTGACAACAATGCGTGAACTAGAAGCAGTACCCACATCGATGGTATTGCCAGTCTTTGTTAAGCCTGCACCAGCAGTAATCTGTCCTGCACCAGAAAATTGTGCCCAAGTAACAGATGTGCTACCCAATGTCCCACCTGCATCAATCGTGCAAACCCAACCAGAATCAGCGTTTGTTGTGCCTTTTTCAACAAAGGTAAAGGCAGCAGTCAATTCTGTCCATGAATCAGCATCAGTAGCACGACTCCATGTAGAAGAAGCAACCACATAAATACCATTGCCAGAAGCAGTAGACTGGTCTTTAACCAATACTCGGTCGCCAACAGAAACCGCTACACCATCAATTGTTTGTGTGCCAGACAAGGTAATGTTTGCAGTTGTAGCTACAACCACAGAAGCCTTGGCATCAATACCTTGAGCTAAAGCGTCTACATAACCCTTTGTAGCCGCATCAGAATCGTTTGTAGGACTCGCTAGACCAGTAATGGTTGCCGATGTACCAGAATCCATGTCCAATGAGCCAGAAATGGTCACATTGTTGAATGTAGAAGTACCAGAAGCGGCAGTCACATTACCAGTAACATTGCCCGTTACATTGCCTGTGACATTACCAGTCAAGTTACCAGTTACGTTACCAGTCACATTACCTGTAACAGCACCTGACAATGGGCCACTAAATCCAGTTGTAGCAGTAATGTTAGTACCAGTAATCGCAGCAGCAGATGAGCCACCAATTACCGCACCATTGATAGTTCCTGCACTAATGGCGGCAGAGGCAATCGTAGCGGCAGAACTTACTGTCAGGTTTGTGAAAGTACCCGCTGCAGCATTAGAAGCACCAATTGTTGCTCCATTGATCGTGCCACCAGTAATCGTGGCAGAGGCATTATCTGTCTTTGTAGCTACAGCAGTAGCAATATTGTTGAACTCAGTATCAATCTCAGTACCCTTAACAATCTTTAAAGGATTGCCAGGTGAAAGATTGTCTTTAGAAGCAAAGTTCGTAGATTTTGTGTAATTTGACATGGTTTATCCTATCTTGCCTTCTTTGGCCTGAATTTCAATCTTCTGTATAGACAGTTGAGTTCCGTTAATAGTTGCCTCGTAACCTGTTTGCACAATCTTACCCGCACTTGAAGCATTACTGGTCAATGCTTTAATTGGAATACCGCTTGTGAAATCTGCCACACCATATTCAGCAGTACCATACTCATAACTTACTTGTGTAGGAATAAAGATATTCTCTGACTGATAAGCACCAGAATAATCAAAGCCCCACTTAATCGTGAGATATTGATTTGATCCACCAATCACAACAGCAGTAATAGACTTCAGAATAGAAATCTGATTAGGGTTTCCCAAGTCAGCATTGTTTGTATAGTACAAAAAGCGATAAGTGGATGTGTCATCAAGATAAGTTCCATACTTGCCAATATAACCATTCTTACCAATGTACAAATCACCATTTCGTAGTGATTTCAAGCAAGTTGGAGAGATAGAGTCCCACTTAGTTACACGAGAAGCACCATCTTGTAGGCTTTGTTTGGTGTCAAAACAGTAAACCTGAAGTGTTGCAGGCAGAACCAATAGGTAAAAAGCCTCTTTTTCTGAATAAACAGACTTAAGATTAGCCAATGTTTCGCCTGCCAAAGATGATGCAAGGTCAAAACGAACATTCTTAGAAAGATCACGCAAAGGAGCAGACTTCTCTTGGATTGTCCTCATCAATGAACGAACACCTGAATCTGACAAGAAAACAACATCAGAACCAATGCTCTGTATGGTGTCCCTAGCCACACACCCAATGTTTCCTACTGTATCGCTCAATACGATAGAGGCAGGAGTTGAAGCATTTGAGTAAACAAGAATCTGCTTCTTACCAAAGATAAACAAGAAGTCATTGTGAGCAGCCAAGCCCATGATCTCATCTGCACCATTAGGCCATACACGAGATACATCTAATGAACCAGAAGTGCCACCAGTCCATACATGTCCTGCAATCAGGTCAGAGAAGCTGATAGTGACCTTATCTGTTGCAGTATTAGCCACCCAGAGACGACCAAATGCTGATAAACAGATGTTTGCTTGAGGAACAGTTCCTGCCGAGCCAGACTTCTCAGAAACTCTACGATAAGTAGTAGTACTTACAGCAGGGTCATAGATCAAAGCATCGTGACCAGTCTGGAAGAAGTAAGCAATGCCATTCAATGATGCACATTGCCAATTATTCGCAGAGATAGTAGGAGCAGTACCGCCACCACCATAGGTCAACTCAGTTACCGCATTGGATGTACCAAGTTTGAATATCTTATTATTGCCCGCAAACAGAACTGTAAGAGTTCCGTCAGTTTGGACTAATTCATGGATAACACCAACATCATTAGCACCAAGATTTCCAGAGGAAGAATTAACCCTTGACCAACCTTTTCTAGCACCAATACGACCATACTGATCCAAGATGCAGTTAGTGGCAACCAAAGCAAAGCCAGCACCCAAATCCAAGGGTGAATCTTCAGTATTCAGGCCATAGAAGCCTGGTGCTGAGAGACTATAACTTTGTAGTACCGATGCCATTAGACTGCCTCAAAGTTGTCTTCAGGATAACGAGTGCTTTCCATTGCAATAGCATCAGATAGCATTCCTCGGAATAAAGCATAAGCCTCTGAACTACTTGTTCCACCATCTTCACCACGCTCAATCAAAGCACGAGCATAGGCACTTTGTGTCACCAAGTAGTCCAAAACCTTCACAGACGTTGAATCAGAACTTAATGTAGCTTGAGGAACAACAACATCAAACATCAATGTATATACGCCATCAGGAATTGGATATACATCAATCTTTGTATCACCACTACCATCTACGCCATTAAAGCAGAACTCAGAAGGAATACCTTGAACTGGAGTTACGAAGTTTAACTTACGATTCATGCTCTGGAATGGGACATCACCCATCACAACATTGCTAGTTGTATTCAAAGCATCCATCACACGAAACTTCTGACCAGCACCAGTCAAAGAATATGAGTGTGTGCCTGCAACAGTAGTGACTGTGATTGTTTGAGCAAGACAATTCCAAGTGTAGGAATCCTCAATCTGACGCTTGGCATCATTGACAAACTTTCCAATTAAAGCGGAATAAGTGGTCTCTGATACTGTTGTTACAGTACTCTCACGCAAACGCACCAATACATCATTTACAAGTTCTAAATAGGTCATGTTCGTTGCGCTCCTTGAACCTCGAATGTGCCAATGATTGACATTGTTGCACCAGTTTCTGAAGTTGCAGTAATGTAGTCACCTTCTTCCATCACAAAATATTGACTACTTGAAATAGCATCAATACTTGTCTTTGAAGTTACTGTAGTCTCAAATGTAATTGGAATGCTTAAACTGGCACTTGCATCGTACCAACTTATGCTAATGTGTTTGTTAGAGGCTGTAGAATTTGCAACGTGTAAATGTACACAACTTGCATAATAGCCAGTCGGTACTGTGTACAGCGTAGTAGCCGTAGCAGCAGTTAGATTTTTACCGACAGATACAGGTCTCACTTCTTATTCCTCTTAGAGATCGCCTTTGCTTTCGCTTTAGCGTCTTCCTTGGACGATGCACCCCAAGCTCTAAGAGATAATAGGAGTCGAGTAGGCTTCCCATCTTTCATCTCAGCGCCAGGCATATTGCCCATTCGTGCTAAAAAGGAGGCCCTGCGAGGGTTGTCACCCGACTTGACTGGTGGCTTTAAATTACCACCTGTTTCTGCATTATACGATGCTCTTCCCTTGGCATTCAAGCCCCCTTTTGGGTTTTTTCCAGCCTTTGTTTGCCAAGCAGGAGATTTCATCATTTCACCTTTTTCGGTTTCTTTGCAGTCTTAGCAGCCGCCTTAAAAGCCGCCTCAGTAGGAGCGCCCTTAGAGCCAACCTTACGCATCTTCTCACCTGAACCAGCTTTGATACGTTCTTGTTTGGCATGAATGTTGGCGTAGAGACCTTGCTTCATTTCTTTTTCTTCTTCATAGGCTTGCTCATGCCTGCTTCTGAAAGAGCAATCGCAATCGCTTGGCGTCGAGAAGTAACTTCTGGGCCTTTTTTAGAGCCAGAATGAAGCATTCCAGTCTTGTACTCATGCATAACTTTGCCAACTTTCTTGGCGGCTGCGGCTTTCTTCATTTTCCACGTCCAGTCTTTTTCATCATGTTAGTAGCGGTACGGCTACCACGAACAGGCATTGCTTTAGGCTTACCAATGGCAACCATAATAGCGATTGGCATACCTTTAGGCTTCTTTGTTTCCTTGGGTTTTGTCGGTTTCATTGTCTTTCCTTCGTAATAGGGCCGCCAGCTTTCCACGCATCACAAGTACGGGCGGCAGCACAAGTGAATTGAAATAGGTCGCAATAGCCGAGATCAGCGGCTTTAATGAAATTTTCGTCATAGGACAATCCTTCTTCACCTTTCTCAAGACCACTTGAGATACAAGCCATCATTTTAGGTGTTTGGATAAAAGCAGCGCAATTTCCACAGCGCATATTCTTGATGGTGCTAGTGGGAGAGTTGTACATCTTGGCTTTCTTTAGCCAAAACGCATCATTGGGTTCATTTGGATTAGGTGGGCCATAGCCAAACTTCTTAAAGGCATTGTTTCGGTTCTTCAGATTTACCGAAATATCTTGTGTCGCAATAGGACAAACAACACCAGTTAAGAGGCTCATTTGATTACCTTAGTGGCTATAAAAGAAATGATACCACCAACTACAGAGGCGATAGCCATACCAACAAAGAAACCACCCTTGGAGCGATTAGCCATCTCCAAAAGGGCTTTAATATCTTCACGCATTGCATGAACTTCTGTTTGGAGAGCCTCTACTTGGGCTTCCAACTTACCGAATTCTCGTGGATCAATCTCAGACATTTTCTACTACCTTCTTGGGACGACCCATCTTTTTGGGTGGAGGTGTGAACTCCAAAGGTTTATCTTGAGTTTCAACAACTTCTTCCTGATCAATCCTTACATAACCATGATGACCCTTCATGGTATCAATGTCATGTTGTACAGTAAATGTTACTGTTTGACCACTCTGTAAACAACGAAAGGTTGCCATAAAAACTCCAAGAAAAAGGGGGTAGTTAGCCCCCTTAGATTAGACCATGCGGACTACAACTAAACGAAGTGTAGTAGAAGCCAAGTCTACAGTAGAACCAGACTCATTCTGAATACGGAACTTGACTGTATTTGCAGCAGAAACATAACCTGTAACTGTCAAACCAACCAAATCCACACCCAAAGATGCTCCGATTACCATGTCGCCCAGAGCTACACCAGAGACTGTAATGTCATCTGTCTCGCCTGCGCCATCAACCAATGAACCAGCGTCCAAAGTTGCACGAACAGCCCATGTATCGCTAAACAAGCCACGGAACTGATCGTTACCACGACGTGTTGTTACTGATGAAGCGGTTGCCATAATAAATTCCTCCTAGATTAAGAAAAAATCCCCCCACCCGAAGGCGAGGGGAAAGTGGCAACATTAGGCTGGTACTGCCAAGGCGTAAGCGCCAGAGGCATTAGCGGCAGAGCTAGAAGCGCTTGTACGCAGAGCTTTCACACCATAGATGGTGTCAGCAGTAAACAATGTACCGAGGTACTCTTGTTTGTACTGAGTCTGTGAACGAATGCCCAATTGCTCAACCAAGACCATAGAGTCTTTGTGGCCCATCAAGCAGATGCGGTCAGCGCCAGAAGAACCAGCACCGAAGTCAGCATTAGATGTGGCGAACACAGCCATGCCGTACAGTTGACCGATCTCACCATTGCGGATTGCATTGCCGTTACCAACAAATGCTTGCTCAGTATAGCGAGCCAAACCCATCAAAGTGTTGCGGCTTGAGGGAGGGATGATGAAGAAACGACCATCCATAGGAATGTCGTTGTCATCCAGACGCTGAATAGTGCGGCGAATAGCAGCATCAGTCAAAGCAGCAGCGTTAGAGGTAGAGCTGTTATAAGCAGTTGTACCATCAGAACCGATGTAAGCTTTGGTTGTAGATGTTGCAGTAGCGTAGTCATCAGTACCGACTGTAGCGCCATTGAATGCACGACCCAATTGCACCAAGTCTGTGTCGATGCGCTTAGCCAAGGCATAACCAGCGTCTTCTGTGTAGAAAGAACGCAACGATGTCAGAGCTTGAACTTCAACGATGTCTTCGATCAAACGGCTATATTCATAGTGCTTGTTGATCAACACTTGAATGTTGGTGTCGCTCTCTGCAATCAGAGTAACGGCATCAGTAGCGGCTTTGGCAGAAGCAGAACCACGAGCTGGGCTAGGAATGTTAACTGTATCGCCCTTTTTGCCTTTGAAAGACATCTTCTTGACCAAGTTAGCCAAGACGAGGTTTTTCTTATAGGCAGCAACAATTTCATCACTCCAAATCTCTGGAATGAAGTTAGCTGCGGACGTTGTGGTAACGCTATTTGCTGGGGAAAAGGCTGTATTTGCCATGATTAAATCTCCTAAAAACGATGTTTAACGAACCCGTTTCTCAATGTAGGCTTGCATGATCTCGTCACTTAGCGCTGCATATCGTTCAGGGTCTTTCAATTGAAGCTGAATAAGGTCAGCCCTACGATAAATCTTCTTTGATGATTCACCAGAACCACCTACATCTACACCTACTGCCTTTAAGTTCTGCTTGCGAGTTGCCTCACCTTCATCACTTACTTGCTTGTTCCTTACAGAGCGTAGTTGTTTGTAAGTAGAAATCAATTCATTGGCAGAGTCAAAATCATATCCAGCATCGGCTTCTTGAAAAAGCTTTAAGCGAACAGGGCTAGACTTCACCCAATTTGCAAACTCCTGATCTTTTGCGATGTCGCCAAAATCGGGATGCTGTTGCGCCAACCTTTGCTGAACTTGCACCTTTTTCATCTCAAGAGTCGCTAGGCGAGCTGCTTGGACATCAGGGTGATTGTCAACAGTCCTTTGAATTGCTTTCTGTGGATTCTCAAAGAAATCTACTTCAGGCTCTTCCTGCTTTGTCTGTTGTTGTTTAGACACCAGGTTCTGTTTGATGAGTTCATCTGCGAGCTTACGAACTTCACCTACTTCTTGTGCTTGCTTACCAATGAGCTTTTCAGCCTCTTGGTGCATCTTCACAATCTCGTCTAAACTTTTATCCCTGTATTTCTCAGGAAGTTCATACTTAGGCTCTGCCTTCTGCTCTTCGATCTCTAACTCACCCAACTCTTCTTTGTCGTCATCAATCAACATACTAATTTTTCCTTTTTCCTGCCGTCAATCGGTTGTAGGACATTCAACTCGGCTAATGCTTATGAGTTGGCTTTTTGCTCTGCTTTCAACTTATCTGTGTGGCTTTTTCCAAACTTACTGTATGCAGTAGGAAATGAACCAGACCACCCTTCTAATCTAAAAGCAGGAGCGCTAAGAATGCGATGAGTTTCCTCTCCGCACTCACATACTAGAGTTGTTGCCTCATAATCAACAAATCTATCTGTTTTATGCCCGTTTTTACAGGCGTATTCATATATTCTTTTCATTTAAGTCCTCAAACGCTCTTTCGCTGACTTGTTTCAAGTTTTTCAGCCAAATAAGTATTGATAACTCACCTTTACGAAATTGTAGAGTCTTTTCGTCAGGAATTGTTGAAATATTATTCAAAGGCTCAATCATTTTGTCAACATCTTCCATCAAATCTATCCACCCTTGTGTGGACATTGTGGAAAATCTCTCTTCGTAGTACTTTTGAAGTTCTGGACTCATTGTTTAGTCATTTGTTTTTCAACAATCTTGGCTTTGTTCTTGATATCTGCCTCTTTGAGAAGCAAATCAGCAACTTTTACTCGTTTGTCAAATTCACGAGCCGCCAAGTCTGCCTCATTGGGTAGGTTCTTGGTATTAGCCGCCATGCTCTTAGCCTGCAACTCAATAGGCATCAGTTGGGCTTCGGTCAACAACTTCTGAGCCTCTGCCTTATTCTGCTCTGCTTGAGTGGTTTGGACGGCAATCTGAGCCTGTGCCAACTGTAGAGCCAGTTGTTGTTGCATCTGTGCCGCTTGTTGAGCCTGTGGATCACCAGAAGCCATCTTGTCGAGCATGGCAATTAACTCATAGCGGTTTGACAGCGATGAATTAGCCATGATTCCCTTGAGAATGACTGGCAAAACAGGTGTATTAGGGCCAAGAGTCTGCAAGAGAGAGATGAACTGTTGTTGTTCATGCTCACGAGCAATGATACCCAACGCTGCAGTAGGAATGAACTTCATGTCCACAGTAGGGTAACGCTCTGGGTCAAACTGCATATAGCGGTAAGCGGCTTTGGTGATAAAGGGGATCATAAAATCCTCTTGGAAGTTCACCAATGTGCGCTTGTACTTCTTGATAATCGAGGCTACAGCCATCGAAATACCACCTTGACCAGCATCACGGGACACAGCAGAGACCATTCCCTGTGAATCAAGCGTACCAGTAGCCTGTAAAAGCATACGCTCAAACTCTTTAGCAGTCGTCAGGTTAGAACCATCAGTATTGCCAAACTTGAAGGGAAACAGAATCTCGTTAGGATTGCCGTTTGTTAGGATAGCCTTACCTGGTTTAACCTCAAACTTAGCACCTCGTGGAAGACGTGTGGCATCCATAGCCATCATTGGGCTAGTAGTGAGGGCTAGAGAGTCCAAATGGCTACGAACTTGGGCATCAATAGCCTTTTGAGAGTTGTAAGCCTTCTCTACAGTACCACGACCCAATAAGCGATTAGGAACTGTATCGTCCTGATAAGCAAGGATTGGGCGGTCTTTCATCATGTATGGATTCTTCTCTGCTT